CTCGGTATCGATATTGCTCAATTGTAATTAACTCGGCGGGGGGCAACCCCCCGCCTAACATTGTTAGGGGGTTTATATGTTCAGAATTGAATTTGTTGATGATGGAATTTTAAGAGAGTGCAATACTGACAACAGCTTCACCGCCGCCGTTTTGTTTGATAATTTGCAACGCAGTTACACTCAGGTTTATTGGTATCGCATCAATTTATCAGGTGAAGAGGAATTGTTTCAGTTCTACAATTCAAATCAAATAGCAGCTTAGTCCTACTCACTTAATACAAAGCCCGCCTTGTGCGGGCTTTTTTGTTTTCTGCGTTTTGCTTAGCCTAACATTGTTAGGCTTTGTTGTTTCCAATTTACTATGACCACCAGTTCCCTATGCGGCGGTAGCCACAAGCTAGTCGGCGAAACCTAACATTGTTAGGGCTATGACCAAACGAGGATGACCACCAGTTCCCTATGCGGCGGTAGCCACAAGCCTAGTGTTACGTTGTTTGTTACGTTTTTGGGCTAATGTTACGGAATTTGACCTAATGTTACATTCCATTTTCGCTAAGTCATGGGGTGTATTTAATAATGACGAAGATCATGGACTGCCGAATCTAATACTACTAGATACGTACAAGAAACGTGTTGAGTGGGTGGACTTGAAGAAAGACGTACTAGAACAGTACCGGCAATGGGAGCCAGATGGTATTCTTATCGAAAAGAAAGCTACTGGCGCACCTCTAATATATGAGCTGCGGGCGATGGGCATCCCTGTCCAAGAATATACGCCATCAAAAGGTAACGACAAGATAGCAAGATTGAACAGCGTCTCAGACATCATAGCGTCAGGCAAAGTATGGGTGCCAGAAACACGGTGGGCTGAGGAGTTAGTAGATGAAATAGCGGCGTTCCCATCAGGCGAGCATGATGACTTGGTGGATGCAACGTCATTAGCATTAATGCGTTTTCGCGCAGGTGGGTTCTTACGGTTGCCAAGCGACGAGCCAGAAGAAATACAGATGTTCAAAGGCAAGCGTGGCAGAGATAGATATTACACAGTTTAAGGATAGATCATGGCATTCGAAAAATCGCTTTATCAAGCACCACAAGGTCTGGCACAGATGGCACAAGGCCCAGAGATAGAAATAGAAATTGAGAACCCCGATGGCGTAGTCATTGGTATGGATGGGCTTGAGATAGAGATGAAGCCTAAGAAAGAAAAAAATGACTTCGACGCTAACTTGGCAGATGAGATAGACGACAACGTCTTACAGTCATTAGCTAGTGATTTAATTTCTGAATACGACAAAGATAATGCCGACCGTAAAGAGTGGATCAAAACTTATGTTGAAGGTCTGAAGTTACTAGGCTTAAAGTATGAGAATAGAACAGAGCCATGGTCAGGTGCATGTGGTGTGTTCCATCCAATGTTAACTGAATCAGTCGTGCGCTTTCAGTCTGAAGCAATTACAGAAACATTCCCAGCGATGGGTCCTGTTAAAACCAAGATACTTGGTAAAGAAACACAGGACAAGAAAGATGCAGCAGAGCGTGTTCAAGAAGACATGAACTATCAGCTTACTGAAGCTATGACTGAGTACAGACCAGAACAAGAGAAGTTATTGTGGTCGTTACCGTTAGCTGGTTCAGCATTCAAAAAAGTTTACTACGATCCAAGTAAAGGTCGTCAAGTATCGATGTTCATTCCAGCAGAAGACATCGTTGTGCCATATGGTGCATCAAGCTTAGAAGATTCTGAGCGTGTAACTCATGTTATGCGCAAGACAGAGAATGACATCTTACGTTTGCAAGAAGCGGGCTTCTATCGTGATGTTGATATTGGTGAGCCTGTCATGGAGCTTGACGATATTGAGAAGCAGAAAGCTGAAGATGATGGTATCTCTGCTACACAAGATGATCGTTATCGCGTCTTAGAAATGCACGTTGAATTAGATTTAGAAGGTTACGAGCATAAGAATAAGAAAGGTGAAGAGACAGGTATAGCATTGCCATACATCGTCACTATAGAGAAGGGCACACAAACTATTTTAGCTATTCGTCGTAATTGGTACGAGAACGATGAACTACACATGAAGCGTCAACACTTCGTACACTATCAATATATACCGGGCTTTGGCTTTTATGGATATGGACTCATACATCTTATTGGTGGCTACGCTAAGTCTGCCACTATGCTTATTCGTCAGTTGGTTGATGCGGGAACTTTATCTAATCTGCCGGGCGGTCTTAAGTCACGTGGACTACGAATTAAAGGCGATGACACCCCCATACAACCCGGTGAGTTCAGAGACGTGGATGTCCCAAGCGGAAGTATTCGTGACAATATATTACCTCTCCCATACAAAGAACCAAGTCAAGTCCTCTACACACTCTTCAACCAAATAGTTCAAGAGGGTCGTGCATTCGCATCAAGCGGTGACATGAAAGTATCGGATATGTCCAACCAAGCTCCGGTTGGTACTACGCTTGCAATATTAGAGCGCACATTAAAAGTGATGACTGCTGTTCAAGCACGTCTGCACTATTCGATGAAGCAAGAGTTCAAACTTCTGAAAACAATCATTGCTGATTACACACCGGAGGACTATGACTATGAGCCAGACGAAGGAGACCGCAGAGCAAAACGTAGTGACTACGACGACGTTGAAGTTATCCCAGTCTCAGACCCCAACGCCTCGACTATGGCGCAAAAGATCGTTCAGTACCAAGCAGTACTGCAATTGGCCCAAGGCGCACCCCAGCTTTACAACTTGCCCCTTCTACATCGTCAAATGATAGAAGTGCTTGGCATTAAGAACGCAAATAAATTAGTGCCTATTGAAGAAGATGAAATACCAACTGACCCAGTACAAGAGAACCAAGACTTGTTAATGGGCAAACCTGTTAAAGCATTCATCGAGCAAGATCATGAAGCGCATATAACAGTGCATACATCTGCAATGCAAGACCCTAAGATTCAAAAGTTGATGCAAATGAACCCCGCAGCTCAATCTATTATGGCTGCTGCTATGGCTCACATTAACGAACATATTGCGTTTGAGTATCGCAAACAGATAGAAAAGACTATTGGTTTGATGTTACCAACGGAAGAGCAGAACAAGAAGATGGAACCAGAAATCGCAGCGCAGGTAGCTCAACTTGCAGCTCAAGCAGCACAACAAATGTTAGCTAAGAACAAAGGCGAAGCAGCGCAGCAACAAGCACAACAAGCAGCTCAAGACCCAATCATTCAGATGCAACAGCAAGAGATGCAATTGAAGATGGAAGAGTTGAAGTTGAAACAAGCCAAGCAAATGATCGACGCAGCAGCAAAGCAAGATCAGCTACGTATTGAAGAAGAACGTATTAAAGCACAGAAAGAAATCGCGGCTATGCAAGTTGGTGCAACAACAGCCGCTGCTAAAGACAAACTTAATAAACAAATGGAGTTAGATGGTGCTCGTCTTGGCGCAGATATTGCCAAACATAAAGCACAGTTAGCGCAGCAGAATCGTCAGAGTGCAAGACAAGAGATGCAACAAGTACGTCAACAACAGAAACAACAACCCAAAAAAGGTGATTGATGGATGAGTATAGAGTCTTAGAACATCTTGTAAAGGAGATAGCAAAACTCCGCTATGAGAAGTCTGAGTTTATAGCTGACGGTAAAGCGCAAGACCATGCTGAATACCGTCATACCTGCGGCGTGATCCGAGGGCTAAGCCTCGCAGAGCAAATGTGTAAAGACCTCGTGCAACGATTGGAGAGAAACAATGAGTGAGATTTTGATTGGTCAAGATGTATATGACGTTGAAAGTACAACTGTTTTGCCGGAAACCCCAGAGGAAAAAGCAAAGCAGCTCCCTGTACCAAAGACGTTTCATATTTTGGCTATGGTTCCAGAATCAGAAGAGAAGTATGAAAGCGGGATTATTAAAGCTGACAAAACCCAGCATTACGAAGAAGTCTTAACTCCTATCCTGTTCGTAGTTGAACTAGGTCCGGATGCTTACGCAGATGCAACTAGATTCCCATCTGGTCCTTCGTGCCAAAAGGGTGACTTTATTATTGTCAGACCTAATTCCGGTACACGTTTAAAAATTCACGGTCGTGAGTTCCGCATCATTAACGATGATTCGGTCGAGGCCGTTGTAGATGATCCGCGTGGCATTAGCCGCGCTGCTTAAGGAGAAAACACATGGCAGGTTATAAGTTCCCAGACGAGTTGGACGGTGATGAAGATCGTAACATTGATATAGAAGCCGATTCAAATGATGTCAAAATTGAAATAGAAGATGATACCCCAGCCGCTGATCGTGGGCGTAAACCCATGGCGGAATCACTGGATGAAGTTCCTGAAGATGAGTTGGCTAAATACGACGAATCTGTGCAAGCACGTATGCGTAAGTTTACACGTGGCTACCATGATGAACGTCGTGCTAAGGAAGAAGCTCTAAGAGAAAGACAGGCAGCGGAGGATTTTGCTCGTCAAGTATACGAAGAGAACAAACGACTCCATCAGAAAATTACTGAAGGGACTAAGGTATTAGTAGAGCAGTCTAAGTCGTCTGCTGAGATGGAACTTGATGCGGCAAAACGTCGATACAAGGAAGCCTATGAGAATGGCGACCCTGACGCATTGACCGATGCCCAAGCCGATATTTCCCGTGCTACGTTAAAACTAGACCAAGCCGAACGGATGCGGCCTTTACAAAGTGAAGAAAATGAGGTACAACAGCAACAAATTAGTACTCCTCCTGCACAAAAACTTTCGGAGCGAGACCAAAATTGGTTAGAAGATAATAAATGGTTTGGTCCTGATGATGAAATGACTAGTACCGCGCTTGGGGTTCACCGCAAGCTGCTAAAAGAAAACGGCGCTAGTTTCATAGGGACAAAAGAATATTATCGTAAGGTGGATTCCACCATGCGACGTAGATACCCCGAGTACTTCGGGAGCGATGAGGACGAAGCGCCTCCAAGCAAAGCTTCAATTCCGGATGAGGACGATTATGAGCCTCCACGCCGTGCACAAAAACCAGCTAACGTCGTAGCTCCGGCTACCCGTAGCACTCCTCCTGAACGCATCAAATTGAAAGCATCTCAAGCCGCTATTGCGAAGAAACTTGGGGTACCTCTAGAGTTGTATGCACAGAAGGTCGCTGAACTGAGAAAAGGAGAATGATTATGGCAAACACACAAAATAGACTTGACCGTGAACTAGATACTCGCGCTGTAGCCGCAAGACCAACTCATTGGAAAGCACCGGATTTATTGCCGGAGCCAAACCCAAGAGAAGGATGGAAACATCGTTGGATTCGTGTAAGCATGGTTGGCTTGGCGGATGCCAAAAATATTTCTTCCTCACTACGCGAAGGATATGAATTCTGCAAAGCAGAGGACTATCCTGAAATGATGATGCACGCCGTCGCGGATGGACGCTTTAAAGGCAACATCGAAGTTGGCGGATTAGTGTTAGCTCGAATTCCAAAAGAGTTCATGGATCAGCGTAATGAATATTATGGCAACATGAATCAAGCTCAATTGGATTCTGTAGATAACACATTTTTACGCCAGAGTGACCCTCGTATGCCCCTCTTCTCGGAGAAAAGGTCAGAGACTCGCTTTGGTAAAGGTTCTACTTAAACTTTTTTTTGGAGTCAAATATGGCATATCCTGTTGTAGACAAGCCTTACGGCCTACAGCCAGTGAATTTGATTGGTGGTCAAGTATTTGCAGGTTCAACCCGCATGTACCCTATCATTTACGGTTATTCAACCGACATTTTCTACGGCGATTTTGTTGTTTTATCTCGTGGTCGTTTAGAGCGTGCTTCAGTATCTACTGGCACAACTCTGAATCAAACCGTTGGTATTTTCTTGGGCTGCACTTTTACTAGCCCTGTAACTAAGCAAAAGCAGTTCAGCCAATACTGGCCTTCTGGTACTTTGGCTGGCGATGCACAAGCTTACGTATCTGATGATCCAGATGCAGTGTTTAAAGCTGCTGTTTGTTCTTCTGGTGTAGTTATGGCTTCTGGCTCAAACGCAATCGTTGGTTGCAACGTATCGGCAATTAATAACACTGGTAGCACAACTACTGGTAATTCAGCAAATGCTGTTTTAGCGCCTACTGATACCCCAGTAACAACTACTCTGCCATTACGTGTAATTGGTGTTGTTCCTGATACTGCTGTTAGTTTAGGCAGTGCAACATACTCAAGTATCTCTACCAACACGATCACTGTTTCTGCAATACCTTTTGCGTTACCGGTAGGAACAGACGTTGCTTCAGTTGCATCTAATGGTCAGATCATCGCTTCAGGTTCATTTGTTGATACCGCTGCCTCTGCGGGCGCAACTACTGTTGTGTTGAATCAGCCTCCTGCAACTGCATTTGTTGCAAGCTCAACAATCGTATTCACCCAGTACCCAGAAGTCTTGGTTAAGTTAAACCAAAGTCTGCATGGCTACTATTCTGCCACTGGTGCTTAAGGAGTAAATAATGGCTATTTCACGTGCACAACTATTAAAAGAACTCTTACCGGGCTTGAATGCTCTGTTTGGTCTTGAATATGCTCGCTACGGCGAAGAACACAAAGAGATTTACGAAACTGAAGCCTCTGAGCGTTCTTTTGAAGAAGAAACAAAACTGTCTGGTTTCTCAGCAGCACCTGTTAAAAACGAAGGCTCTGCTATTCGTTACGACAATGCTCAAGAAGCATGGACAGCACGATACAACCACGAAACAATCGCTCTGGGTTTCTCCCTGACCGAAGAAGCAATTGAAGATAACTTGTACGACTCATTGTCTGCTCGTTATACAAAAGCGCTGGCTCGTGGTATGGCTTACACCAAGCAAGTTAAAGCTGCTTCTGTTTTGAACAACGGCTTCTCCTCAGCTTATGCTGGTGGTGACGGTGTTGCATTGTTCTCTACTGCGCATCCTTTGATTTCTGGTGGCACCAACAGCAACACTCCAACCGTTCAGTCTGACTTGAACGAAACTTCATTAGAAAACGCAGTTATTCAAATCGCTGCTTGGACTGATGAACGTGGTCTGTTGATCGCTGCACGTCCTAAGAAATTGATCGTTCCACCAGCTCTGCAATTCGTTGCTACTCGTTTGTTAGAAACCAGCCTGCGTGTTGGTACTACCGACAACGACATCAATGCGTTGAAGAACAATGGTTCGATTCCAGAAGGCTACACAATCAATCACTTCTTGACCGACTCAAACGGCTGGTATTTAACTACCGACGTTCCAAACGGCATGAAGCACTTTGAGCGTATGCCAATGACTACAGCAATGGATGGCGACTTCGATACTGGTAACGTACGTTACAAGGCTCGTGAGCGTTATAGCTTCGGCTATTCCGACCCATTGGGTATGTTTGCATCATCTGGTGCAGCGTAAGTAAAAAGGGGGGTTACGGCCCCCCTTTTTATGGTATAACATCATTATTCCGGGAATCCGGTATATCAAACAGCCCCGGCTGATGACATGCAAATTGATATACTTAACTCGCATGTGAGGAAAATTTATCATGGGTTTCGCTACGCACCTTGGTCCTTGGTTATTAGGCACCGTTAAAAATACTACTGGTACAACTTCCGGTACGATTCGTAATACTGGCGCAACTGTTGTTGCCCAAACTATTCCTGTAACTTTTAATACGTTCGCTAACTTAACCGGCACTTTGGGCGCAATCCCTGCTGGTTCATTAATTACTGGCGTTCAGATCATTACGTCTACTGACTTTAGTTCCGCTACCACATTAAAGATCACTATTGGTGGTACTGATGTAGCTACAGCTTCTACTATTACTTCGGCTGGCTTTATTGATGTAACGATTGCATCTACCTTTGCTGCTACCGCTGCTAATACTGGCACTACTGACGACTTAATTACTTACACTGCTACTGGTACTTCTTTAACTACTGGTGCTGCTACTGTTGTAATTCAGTATGTTGTACGTAACCCTGACGGTTCTGCTAACCCTTCTGCAACTCAAAACTAATTAAGGGGGCATCATGACGATGCAAACAGACGTAAAGTCAGCACACCTAATAGCATCAGGTACTGCTTTTAATGGTAGAACACGCCTAAAAAGCGTGTCTTATCGTGGGAACGGCACTGATGGATTTATTAAATTTCGTGACGGCGGTTCTACTGGTTCAGTCCTTTGTGAACTTGATGTAGGTGTTAGTGATTCGTTTACTATTTACGTGTTACTACCCGGTGAGGGCGTATTATTCCAAACCAGTCTATACGTAGAACTATCTAACGTAAGTGCAACAACGGTGTTCTATGGCTAAGACTCCGGCATGGCAGCGCAAAGAGGGAAAGAATCCCAGTGGTGGACTAAACGCCAAAGGGAGAGCCTCTGCCAAAGCGCAAGGTATGAACTTGAAAGCTCCCCAGCCGGAAGGCGGAAGTCGGAAAAAGTCATTCTGCGCCCGTATGTCAGGTATGAAAAAGAAGCTTACATCTGCGAAAACAGCAAATGATCCGAATAGCCGCATCAATAAATCTTTGAGGGCGTGGAAATGCTAGACCAACACGAAACAACTAAATACGCAGTCGATGCGTTGTCCGTTATTACAGTACTAGGTACACTGATGGAAGCACTTCCAGCCATTGCGGCGTTATTCACTATTATCTGGACTGGCATTCGCATTTGGGAAACCAAAACGGTTCAGAAATTTGTTAATAAATTTAAAGGTGGTGATCATGGCTGAGAAAAAACCTGTACCTAAACCTATGCCAGCTCCGAAAGAAACGCAGTCTGAAAGCAGTAAGCAGGAGCAAGAGAACGAAGCTAAAGATCGTAAAGCCAAAGCGGAATACGATAACTACATGAAAGGTGAGAAAACTCGCCTTAAAGATCAAGGTGGTAGCTTCTTTAATAAAGGTGGTTCAGTTAAGTCTGCTTCTGCCCGTGCTGATGGCTGCTGCATAAGAGGTAAGACTCGTGCCTAGTGTTAGCAAAAAACAGCATAACTTAATGGCTATGGTGGCTAATAATCCCACAGCCGCTAAGCGTGTTGGCATCCCTCAATCCGTGGGAGCTGAGTATATGCAAGCGGATAAAGGTACTAAGGTTGCAAAAAATTCTTCTCGTACTCGCCCTGATCTACAAAAGATCAACAAGCCTAATGCACGGCAAGGTAAGAACGAGCTTTTCTGTGGTGGCGGTAACGTTAAATCTGCTTCTGCTCGTGCAGATGGCATAGCGGTACGTGGTAAAACTAAGGCTTAATTAAGGAGAAAGACATGCCAATTTCTATGAAACAAAAATCAGTTGAAGAAATGAAAAAAGGTATTTTTGCACCAAAAGACAAAGATGAGAAATCTGAATCTGGAATGAAAAAAGGCGGTAAAGTTAAAAAGATGGCTATGGGCGGTTACGCTGGTGGTGGCATGGCTGCTTCTAAGATGGGTAAAGTAAAGACCGCAGCCCCTAGTCGTGATGGCGTTGCTACCAAAGGCAAAACCAAAGGTAAGATGGTTGTTATGGCGGGTAACAAACGCATGAACAAAGGTGGTCGTACCTGCTAATAAGGAGCTGTTATGTCTGGGAAAAGTTTACTAGGTACGATTAGCCCCTTGTACGGCGCTATATCAGGCGAAGGCATGATGGGTAAGATGTTAAACCCAGAAGAACACGCTCGTATTGCTAAGGCTGAACAAGACCGCCAAGCTATGATGGCTGAGCAAGCCAACGTAGAACACCAAGCGAAAATGAAAGCTGAAGCGACCGGTGGTATGAAGAAGGGTGGCAAGGTTAAATCCAAGTCAGCTTCTTCCCGTGCAGATGGTATTGCTCAACGTGGCAAAACTAGAGGTATGTTGAGATGATGGGGTCTCGTGGTATGGGTGATATTAACCCTTCCAAAATGCCCGGCGGGAAGAAGAAAGCCCGCCGTGACGACACTGACTTCACTCAATATAAAGAAGGTGGAAAAGTTAACGCTGCCGGTAATTACACGAAACCCAGTCTACGCAAAAAGATTGTGTCTCAAGTAAAAGCCGCAGCAACACACGGTACAGGTGCGGGGCAGTGGTCAGCACGTAAAGCGCAGCTTGTTGCTAAGAAGTATAAGGCAGCAGGTGGGGGATACCGAGATTGAAAGCGCCGCAGCAATCGCTTAAAAATTGGGGTGATCAGAAATGGCGCACCAAAAGTGGAAAACCATCGTCAAAGACTGGTGAGCGATATTTGCCAGAGAAAGCAATTAAGGCATTAAGTCCAGCCGAATATGCTGCCACGACGAAGGCAAAGCGAGCAGGGAAGAAAGCAGGAAAGCAATTCGTAGCACAACCCAAAAGTATTGCAAAGAAAACATCGGGGTTTAGGTAATGGCTGATCTTTATACGTCTGGTACAGCAAATTTTAATCTTCAGCTAACTGAGTTGGTTGAGGAGGCGTTTGAACGAGCTGGGCGTGAGCTTCGTTCTGGTTATGATTTAAAGACAGCTAGACGTAGCTTGAACATCATGTTTGCCGACTGGGCAAACCGTGGTGTGAATATGTGGACTATTGAACAAGGCACTATTGATCTAGTACAGGGGCAAAATACTTATGCACTTCCTGACGATACTGTTGATCTATTGGAACATGTTATTAGGACCCAAGCCAATCAGCAAAGCAACCAAGCCGACCTCACCATCACACGAATAAGTGTGTCTACTTACGCTACGTTACCCAACAAGTTACAGCAAGCTAGACCTATTCAAGTATGGATACAGAGGTTGAACGGTATGCTTTCGCCGGTTAGCGCTACTTTGGCGAGCGCAATATCTGCTACAGCTACAACAATAACTGTTACTAACGCAACAGGACTACCCGCTGCTGGGTTTGTGAAGATAGGCAACGAGGTAATTAATTACGGATACATCACAGGAAGCACATTGAATAATTGCTTCCGTGGGCAAGACAACACAACCGCTACTTCTCATGCAGTTGGTGCTACCGTTTATTGGTATCAAGTTCCATGTATTAGCGTGTGGCCTACACCGGATGGATCGCAACCATATCAGTTTGTGTACTGGCGCTTACGCCGTACGCAGGATGGAGGTGGCGGTGCTAATGTTATGGACGTACCATTTCGTTTTATTCCTTGTATGGCTGCTGGACTTTCTTACTACATTGCAGGCAAAATACCGGAAGGGTTTGAAAGATTGCAAGTACTTAAGGCTCAATATGATGAGGCTTGGGAATTAGCAGCAGGTGAAGATCACGAGAAAGCAGCATTACGATTGGTACCTAGACAGCAGTTTATCGGGGGCGGCTAATGGCTAATAGATTCGCGTCCGGTAAGAACGCGATTGCCGAGTGCGACCGTTGTGGACAGAGATATAAGTTAAAGGTCTTGAGACGAGAAGTTGTTAAGACAAAGAATTATGAGCTGTTGGTGTGCCCTACTTGCTGGGACCCTGATCAGCCGCAGTTACAGTTAGGTATGTATCCAGTGGATGACCCACAAGGTTTACGTAGCCCAAGACCTGACCAAAGTTATTATCAGTCTGGGTTATCTGGGTTACAGCTACTTGATGGTAACGGTACAAGCATTGAACAGGATGGATTTCCGGGTGAAGGTAGCAGGGTTATACAATGGGGTTGGAACCCTATTGGTGGAGCAAGGGCAGACGATGCTGGACTTACCCCGAATGATTTAATCGGGCAGTCTCAGTTAGGCACCATAACAGTAACAATTACGTACTAGGAGTAAAACATGAAACATAGTGACGCAGCAAAAGATAAACCGATGATTAAAAAGATCGCGGATCAAGAAATTAAGAAACACGAGAAACGTTTGCACGGTAAGAAAATGGCTAAGGGTGGTGTGACCTCTGAATCAATGATGAAGATGGGTCGTAACTTGGCACGTGCAGCTAATCAGAAATCGGGTTAATCATGGCTAAATTCTCTAAAAAAGTAATGGGTAAAGAGGTAGGCTCTGCCGCCGTTTACGCTGAACCACATACTATGAGCGGAGGTTCTGTGAACCCTAAAGATTCTATTAGTATTAAGAAAGACCCAAACACTTTAGCTGCTAAAGATATGAAGCCGGGTAAACCTACGTATCGCGTTAGTATGGGTGATCCTGCACGTGATGATGTTAAGCGTGATGGTATTGAGACACGTGGTAACGGTGCAGCAACTAAGGGTCGTATCGCTAGAGGACCGATGGCTTAATCATGGACTATACGCAACTGTTCTCTACTATTAAGTCGTACTGCGAAAATGATTTCGCAACGTCAGCCTTTACAGGTACTAATGACGTAACTATTACGACCATACCTAGTAGTGAGCAGATAGATATATTTATTAAGAATTCAGAGCAACGCATTTATAATTTTGCTCAACCTATATCGTCTCGTAAAAATATGTACGGTAGTTTTTTTGCGAACAATAAGTATTTAAACTTACCATCTGATTTCTTAGCTGTATTTTCTTTAGCTGTACTTACAGATACAGCCGCTGGCGAAAACAGCCCGCAGGAATTTTTGTTAAATAAAGATGTAAGTTTTATTCGTCAAGCATACCCAGACCCAACTGTTACCGGACAGCCGCAATACTACGCTCTGTTTGGACCTAATGTTGGACCTAACGTGCCACAACCATTTAATGATTTAACGCTGATCGTAGGGCCAACACCAGATGCTAATTATCAAGTAGAACTTCACTACTATTACTACCCAGAATCAATCGTAACTGCTGGTACTTCATGGCTTGGAGAGCATTTTGAATCTGTGTTGTTATATGGATGCTTGATGGAGGCAATTACCTTTATGAAGGGTGAGGCAGATATTGTTGCGTTGTATAAAGGACGATACGACGAGGCTCTCATGTTGTACAAAGAAATGGTCGAAGGCAAAGAAAGACGGGATTCTTACCGTTCTGGTCAAGTTCGAGTACCTGTATCGTAATTTATTTAGGAGTTTTAAATGGCAATCACACAATCACTTGCTACTAGCTTTAAGGTTAACCTTCTCCAAGGTACTCAAAACTTTAGCTCGCCGGGCGGCAATACATACAAAATGGCTTTGTATACATCTTCAGCTACTTTGGGGGCATCTACTACTGTATACACAACAGCCAATGAAACTACAGGCACAGGGTATACGGCAGGGGGCAACGTATTATCAATATCTGCATCACCAACATCAGGTGGCACTACAGCATTTATTTCTTTTAATGATGTGTCTTGGCCTACCTCTTCATTTACTGCTCGTGGTGCGTTGATATACAACAGCTCGGTTGGTAACACAGCGGTTGCAATATTTGACTTTGGTTCTGACAAGACAGTTCTGAACGGTACGTTTACGATTCAGTTCCCTACTGCCGATTCAACTAACGCAGTTATACGTATCGCTTAATAGGGGGTAATCATGGCATTAGTTCTAAATGACCGTGTACTTGAAACCACAGCAGTAACTGGTACAGGTCCGGCTACCCTGCTAGGCGCATCGTCTGGTTTTCAGTCGTTCTTGACAGGTATCGGTGCGTCCAACACAACTTACTACTGTATCGTAAACCCAGCGGTAGCTTCTGAATTTGAGGTTGGTCTTGGCACACTTGATGCCACTGGACTAATACTGACACGTACTACCGTTTATAAATCATCGAACTCTAATAACGCAGTTGTATTTACTGCGGGTACTAAGACTGTATTTGTTACTTACCCAAGCTCACGCTCAGTTAATCAAGATGCGTCAACTAATGTAGCTGTTCCGGGAACATTTACTGCGGGTGGTGCTATTACTGCTACTACCGGCGGCGTTACTGCTACAGCGGGCAATATTGTTGCAACTGCTGGCGGCATAACAGCTAATGCGGCATCTACAATTAACGGCACTACCACAATCACCACTGCCACTAACAGTGCATTAACTGTTAACAACGGTGGCACCGGAACTCCGCTTGCTAATTCTGTTGCGTCGTTCTTCGGAAATGTAAACAGCTTCTCTCAGGTCAATTACCAGAACTTGAACGCTGGCACGAGTGCTTCAACTGACTTTGTGGCTACGGCAGACAACGGTACTGACTCGACTAATTTTGTTAACTTTGGTATCAATAGCTCAACCTACAACCTAGGTACTTTTACAATTACCGGGGCAAATGACGGTTACATGTTTTCACAAAGCTCTAACTTGGCAGTTGGTACAGGAGCAGCAGCTACATCAGTTAAGTTCTTCCAAGGCGGCACACTAGCAGCCAACGAGGTAGCACGTTTTGCACCGACTACAAATAACTTATTGGTTGGCACAACGTCTGATGGAGCAGGTACTTCTAAACTGCGTGTTGCTGGTGTTATTGAATCTACTTCTGGTGGTATTAAATTTCCATCAGGTCAAATTCAAACAAATGCTGCTACTGTATATGGAGTTACGATTGACCTTGGAACAAAACCGATTGTGAGCCACGGGTATGTATTTGCAGACGCAAACGTAACAACAGCAAGCCATATTTCTATGTTGCCTAATGCTAAAAGCACAAATACGCTTATTGATATTGGACCTATTACAGGTGGCTCTGCTTATACAAACGGCACTTACTATAACGTCCCATTAACAGGTGGTAGTGGAACAGGCGCAGTAGCGGCTCAAGTGGTTGTGTCAACTGGCGCTATATCTTCTGTTGTCATGCCAAATGCAGTGGGTTCAGTAATTCTAGGCACTATTGTTGGCGGGTCTGGTTATTTACCTCTTTCTGGTACGAATACTTACTATGACGTACCATTGACAGGTGGCGCTGGTGTAGGCGCAGCAGCCGTTTCAGTGACAGTTACTAACGGCGCAGTGACAGCCGTTGTTTTGCCAGCCGCAGGTGTTGGCGCAGGTTACGCAGCAACAAATGTTTTAACGGCTTCAAATACGTACCTTGGTGGGGCTGGTTCAGGTTTTACTTATACGCTTACACAAGTTTCGTCACTAGGTATTAATTATGCTTACGGTGACACGTTATCTGTTGCGGCGGCTAACGTAGGTGGCACAGGTTCTGGTTTTTCAACATCAGTAGGTTTGTTATCTGCTGGCGGTGATGAACTTGAAATGGACGGTATTAAAGTATCTGCGGTCTGCTTGACCAATGGACTTGTTAACGTCTACGTTGACGCAAGCCCCGGTTATATAGCTGGGGGCCGCACTTTTGCATATACTCTCGGCTAATTTATAGGAGCTTCAAATGGCAATTATTCAATCTGGTGCAAATAGCACTACTCTTTTAAACGTTGACCCAACTTTTTTGGCGATTCGTAATTCTGAACATCCACCAGAAATTCTTGGTGCTTATGGCATAGGTCTGACTTCCGGTTCATTAACCGTAGCGGCAGCGGGTTCAACTGTGTACTCTTTCCGTTGGTCACCTGCTACATCAACTAACCTTTGCATGATTCGTCGTGTTGAGATTGGCTTCTCAACCATCACCGCATTCACTGCTGCACAATCTTTGCAGTATTCCATGCAGATCGCTCGTCAGTGGACAGCGTCTGATACTGGCGGTACTGCGGCTGCTTTTACCCAAACCAATACAGGCAAAGCTCGTACTGTAATGCCTACCTCAGCTTTCGCTGGTGGTGGACAAATTATGATTGCTAATACTGGTGCAAACACTGCTGGTACTCGTACACTTGATACGCAAGCAATTGCGTTTACTCAGGGTTCGTCTACCGCACTAGCTACCACGATGCTAAATAACCCAATCTATCAGCATCAGCCGGGCGACTACCCAATAATCTTTGCAGCCAACGAAGGTTTCATCATCAACAACGTTCAGGTTATGGGCGCTGCTGGTGTAATCAACTTGACCGTCAACGTTGAGTGGTTTGAGTTGGCAGCAACAACTGGTAACGCAATCGCTTACTAATGTGATGAACGGGGCGGTGCAAACCGCCCTAGTTCTATAGGGGTTTACATGTTTGCTTTAGACAGCTTCTCTGGCGCACCCATATCTGGGTTCTTTGAATTTGTACCCAGTGCTACGGTATCAGGGTTGCAGGCTAACGCCCTTATAAACTCGGTAAGTGCATTTCCTACGATTGTAGTTGTAGTCACTGCTGACGGGTTGTTAATGACAGCTAGTTTAAACAGTGGCAGTGCAACCACAACATTCCCGAAACTTTGGACACTTATAATTACGGATCAATATAGATCAAGCTAGAAAGATGAATCATGATCGACCCGATGACCATAGGGATTGCTATACAGGGCGTAAGGCTTGTAGTTAACGCAGTTAAATCTGCGGCTGACGAAGCAAGAGAAGCTGTAGATGCAATTAACGAGTGCGTTAATTCGGGGAAGAAATTAGGTCAATCACTTTCACCTGTGAAGAAGTTTTTCGCAGCGGCAAGTAAATATGAGTCAAGCAGGGCTAGGTTAGAAGACGCAAAGAAAAAGCAAGACGAAGCAATAGCAAGTGGGCAGCCAGTAGATGACCCAATCTCTGACGCTGAGTACGTGATGGACATGATGGCAGCAGATCGACAGATCGCACAGTATTACGCTCAGATAAAGCATGTCATGATTTACCACTTCGATGAAGCAGGCATGTGGGAAGAATTCTGGGAACGCATGAATAAAGTGCGCCAAGAACGTGCAGAGAAAGCTGAGGCTGCTAGAAAAGCTGCCACAGAAGCAAGACTTGCAATAGTTGCAGAAAAGATGCGTAAGAAACGTGCTTTTGCTAAGACTATGAACATAGTTTACAACTGTGTAGGTGGCTTTGTTATTACACTAATCATCGCAGGGTTTGCGTGGTTTATTAATTGGATGTTTAAGCAGGGGGCGCAATGAACTTTAAGATGGAAGATATATTAAAGGCGTTAGTGCCGATGCTTGTATCAGCAATTATCTGGTTACTCAATCAAGTAGGTTCTTTTAATGAGCGCCTAGTAAAAATAGAAGGGCAGATGCCAGCGTTGATTACTCCGCAGGGCGTGCCAACTGATAGTCCGGTATCTGCCGAACAAAGACATAAACTTAAAGAAGCTATTTACACAGACCTTCACGACCTACAAGTACGGGTCAAACTTATGGAAGAGAGAGTTAAAAAATGATGACACTAATTTCTACCGCACTATCATTCTTGATGGGTGGCCTACCTAAGTTATTAGATTTCTTTCAGGACAAGTCTGACAAGAAGCATGAGCTGCAATTAGCTCAAATGCAACTAGATCAGCAAATGCGTATGCAAGCCGCTGGCTTTCAGTCTCAAGAGCGTATAGAAGACATCAAGACGCATCAAATAGAAATTCAAACCGCAGGTGCAGAACGCCTAGCCTTGTACCAACACGACATTGAAATTGGCAAAGGTGCGTCACAGTGGATTATTGATTTACGTGCATCTGTTCGCCCAGTAGTAACTTATTTGTTTGTAGGTCTTTTGATAACCGTAGATATAGCAAGTATTTGGTGGGCTTGGTCTACTGGCGTTCCTTTCGCAGATGCTATAGGGCAGGTGTTTGATACGGATGAGATGCAGATTCTGGCATCCATCATTGCGTTTTGGTTTGGCACACAAGCGTTCAGTAAGAAATGAACATATCAGAAAACTGCTTGTTAGCAATTAAGCACCATGAAGGGGTACGGACTAAGCCGTACCTTGACCACATCTTGTTATGGACGACGGGCGTGGGGCATTTAATAGCGCCTCAAGAACACATGAAGATGACGCTTGATGAGCGTAAAGCTGCCAAGGCTAAAGGCAAACTTCCATGCCCCAAGGAGTGGGATAGAACTTTGACAATGAAAGAAGTCGATGAGATACTCAAAAATGATCTACGACGTTTTGAATCTGGTGTTTTACGTTATTGCCCCACTGGTATTACTCAAGGGCGCTTTGATGCCTTGGTAAGTTTTGCATTTAATTGTGGACTCGGTGCGTTACAACGGTCAAGCATTAGGATGCGCCATAATAGACAAGATTTTGAAGGCGCAGCAGATGGTTTATTGCTGTATAACAAAGCGGCTGGCATCGTAAGCAAAGGGTTAACTCGTCGTCGCAATGAAGAACGTGCAATGTATTTATCTAAGGATTAAACATGTCTACAACATATTCCCAAGACCTGCGATTTACTCTTATTGGTAACGGCTTAGAGTCCGGCACTTGGGGTGATACAACTAATGTAAACATAGGCACGTTGATTGAAGATGCTATCTCTACTATTACTCCGGTATCAGTCACTTCCGCTAATCAAGCACTAACAACTGCAAACGGCTCCGCCGATCAGGCACGTTGCGCAGGCTTAGAATTAACGACAACTACAGTCGCAGCATTTGCGGTATATGCCCCGCCAGTAGAAAAGCTGTACGTAGTTAAAAACTCAAGTGCTTACACCGCAACAATATATGTAGGCACAACAGCAGGTGGCATTATCGCTGCGGGTACTGGCGTTGCAATCCCTGCCGGTAAGTCCGTATTAGTACGCTCAAATAGCGTTAACATGGTTGATCAGCTAAGTCATATTGCAGGTGATTTGTCGATTGCAGGAAACCAAACTGTTACAGGTAACTCAACTGTTACAGGTAACATGACTGTAAGCGGTACAACTTCTTTTTCAGGTTCCGCTGCATTACAAGGAACGCCGACAGCGCCAACAGCAGGTACAGGCACAAACACTACGCAGATCGCAACTACTCAGTTTGTTCAGTCTGCGGTTGGTAGTTTAGCTAGTGTTTTAAATTTAACCAATTGGTCAATAGCTGAAACTTTTGCTAATCAGTCAGCATCAATAACTATTGCAACCCCTGCGGTTGTCACTGTCCCTGCCGCTCCTGCAAATGGAACTGCCGTTGCGTTTACTACAACAGGCGCTTTGCCTACAGGCATTACAGCTAATACACCATACTATGTATATAACCGCACAAGCACTACATACAACTTAACCACCACAACAGGCTCAGTTCAGACAGCATCAATTATTATTGGTGCGTCATTTACGGGTTCAATATCAGGCACTACTTTGACAGTTAGTGCTGTGGCATCCGGCTCAATTGGTGTTGGTCAGACTATATCTGGCACAGGCGTGACCGCTGGTACTACGATAACCGCATTAGTTACTGGCTCCGGCAACGTAGGCTCATACACAGTTAGCGCATCACAAACTGTTGCGTCCACCACTATTACTGCAACAGGTGGTACTGTAACTGTTGGTGCGGCACCTTCAAACGGTGACATCGTTATATTTACTACCACAGGCGCATTGCCTACAGGTATTACATCAGGTACTACTTATTACGTAGTTAACCGTACAAGCACTACATTCCAGTTTTCTGCTACTTCTGGTGGATCGGCAATTGCCGTAACAGGTACGTCCCAATCTGGGACTCAAACAGCCACATCGTATACATTAGTAAATACATCTGGTTCACAGAGTGGTGTACAAACAGAAACCACATCTAAGATGTTTTTTGCTTACAAGGGGTTAAATAGAATGTCTATTGATCTTGGTGGTAACGCAATTATGTCTGGTAACGTAACCGGCTTTGGTACCCCATAAGGAGCAGAAATGCCAACCCCAGTATCCGGTGCTATTTCTCTTCTTAATGTCAATAATGCTTTAGGTCTATCTTCTACTGCGCAAGTTAGTATAGGTAGCGGTGCTGTACGTAATTTAGCGGGTGTGTATTCTGGACCTATAGGTTTTAGAGATTTATATAACAAACCTGTTAGTGGCGCTGCTGCTTTTGCAGGGAATGTAGAGTTAATGGTTGTTGCTGGCGGTGGTGGTAGCGGTCGTTCTGGTGACGATGGTGGTGGCGGTGGTGGTGCTGGAGGTCTAATTTATGTAACCGGCTTATCTTTGGTTGCCGGTTCTTTCACTATTACTGTTGGCGCAGGTGGTGCTGCTAGTGGTTTAGCATCAGGTGGTACTCCCGGCTCAAATTCATCTGCGTTTGGTTTTGTAGCTATCGGTGGTGGTAACGGAGGTACAGGTTCTGGTGGCTCAGGTGGTGGCGGTAACAGTACAAACTACCCTAACCCCGGCTCAGGAACTTCCGGTCAAGGTAATTCCGGTGGTGGTGCTTATGGTGGTCACTACACTCCGGGCGGTGGTGGTGGTGGTGCAGGTGGCGCAGGTGCAGCGGCAGGTGGTGCAGGTGGTGCAGGTGGTATTGGTCGTCAAATAGCTATTAATGGTACAGCTACATACTATGCTGGCGGTGGTGGCGGAGCAAGTTTAAGTGGCGGCGGCGGTGGTGCTGGTGGCTTGGGTGGTGGTGGAGCAGGTGGTGGTGCTACTACTGGTACAGCCGGAACTGATTATCTAGGTGGTGGTGGTGGTGGTTCTCCGGCGGGTCCGATACCTGCGGCTGCTGGCGGTATTGGTATCGTTATCGTTGCATACCCCGGCGACATACCAATTGCTACTGGCGGCTCTATAAGCACAACATCCAGACCCGGATATGTTGTCCATACATTCTTATCATCAGGCGTATTTACTATATAAAAATGATCTTTTTTGCACAACTTGACGAAAGCAACTTTGTACAACAAGTTATTGTTGTAAGTGATAGTGATAGCCCTAACGAAGAGGCTGGTATTGCTTTTTGCAGAATGTTATATGGGCAGGATACAAACTGGAAACAAACAAGTAGGGATAATGAGTTCCGAAGAACCTTTGCGGGTCCGGGTTATCAATACATACCAGACAGAGATATATTCTTTGAACCCATGCCTAGAGATGGGTTTACGTATGAGTTAGATACTGTTAACTACGCATGGATTCCTGTAAACAAGCCTCCTATATACATTGGCTTTGCCCCTACTCCAGTTAGCTCCATAGAACAGATATTTGACGACCTGCAACTTGGGGCAAGTGAGAAGTTTGTTGATCTAGGTTGTGGTGACGGAGGTATTGTTATTGCTGCGGCTAAACGTGGCATGGAGTCAACAGGTGTTGAAGCCAACCCTGCTTTATATAGACAGAGCCAGATTGATGCTGACTTAGCTGGAGTACCCGCTACATTTATTGAGGGCGATTTAGTCAATACAGATTTAACACCATACACAGTTATTTATATGTATTTAGGGCAGCCACTATGCGATGCAGTGCTGCCTAAGATTAAAGCACTGCCAGCAGGGCGCACTATTATTTCCGGTGACTACGCTTACCCAGATTGGACTCCAATAAAGTCATACGATCTTGATGGTAGGAAATTCTATGTTTGGAAAACATAATGGGTAGCACTTATTCACCCAGCTTGCGTATTGAGCTTATCGGTAATGGTGAGCAGGTTGGCCTTTGGGGTGATACTACAAATAGCAACTTAGGTACTATTCTTGAAACGGCTATTACTGGTAATACCAACGTATTGGTTACATCAGCTAATCAAGTATTATCAGTTAGTAATGGCGCTCCTGACCAAGCACGTAATACTGTACTTGTATTAACAACAAGTGGCGCTGTTACTGCCGACTTTAGTGTATTTGCGCCGCCAGTAAATAAAACATACATCGTTGTTAATAACAGCGCATATAACGCAACGATATATAACAGCACGGTTCAAGGCAATATTACCCCTGCTGGTACAGGTGTGCAGGTAAAAGCAGGCAAAACAACTCAGGTATGGTCGAATGGTACTAATTTTTATGTATCTGCTACGTCAGTAGATATTCCGTTACCCGCTAGTCAAGGCGGCACAGGATTAATTAGCCCAACAGCAAATAGCGTTTTAATTGGTAATGGCGCAAGTGCAATGCAGCTTGTGGCTCCGGGTCCAGTCAATAATCTTTTGCAATCAGATGGTACGACTTGGATTTCATCTCCATCTGGCGGCGGCACTGTGGCAAACGGAGCGTTGTTAGAAACTACTCAAACAATGAACATTGTTTACACTGTTACTGCTGGGAAAAACGCAATGACAATAAGTCCATTTACGATAACAAATGGTGGCTCTTTAACTGTGCCTAACGGTTCACGTTTTGTAACTATCTAATATGGCAAATACGATAGATACGCAAACAGGTGTTGTAGGTGGTGTAGTCACTACAGGTGATGCTACAGGTGCTTTAAACATTCAAACACTTGCTACTAATGCGATATTAATTGACACATCACAGAATGTAACCATACCAAAACTAGCCGTATCAACTAGTTTAAATGTTACAGGTAGCTCTACATTTTCCGGGTCAGTTAATTTTACTGGTGGCGTTTCTGGTGGTGGTTTTAGTAACATACAAGTGTTTACCGCTTCTGGAACATTTACAGTGCCTGCTAACGTAACTAAAGCTAAGGTTACTGTTGTTGGTGGCGGGGGCGGTGCTTCTTATTCAACTGCGGGTACAGGTGGTGGAACGTCTTCCTTTGGTGCATTTTGTTCTGCTACTGGCGGAACAGTTGGGTTTAATGGCACTGGCGGAACAGGTGGAATAGGTTCAGGTGGGGCGTTGAATATTAGAGGCGGATATTCAATAGGCGGTACGAATGGCGGTAGTGATGGTTTTTTTATGTCAATAAGCGGTGGTCCATCTATTTTTGGAAACGCAAGCTATGGCGCAGGGGCATTAGGTGATTGGCAGAATGCAGGTGGAATTGGCGTTGGTGCTGGAGGAGGTGGGGGTGGCACGGCTATTTGTATAGCCACTGGTTTAACTCCCGGAGGCACCGTTTCAGTTACTGTTGGCGCAGCAGGAACTGGAAATATTGGCACTGGATATGCAGGTGTAGTTATTGTGGAGTATTAATTAGTAAGGAGTAGATATGTACGCTTTAGTTTCTCCAAATGAACCTAAGTTTGAGGGTTATCGTGTAGCAGAAGTAGCTGTGTCACCTTTTGAAGTTGCTGAACCATTATTTTGGGTTGAGTGCGGCGATGAGGTTATGGCTGATATGTTTTATTACGATCCTAACTCTGGTGTAATTTTGCCTAATCCGTCAACCGTAGTACCCGTAGATCAACAACCAACAACAACCGGATCGCAGAGTTTCTAATGAGTATTGGTTTTAATGCTAACTTAGATGGTAGTGGTGCCGTTCAAACGAATGGCTCTGATGCTATTCAAATTAGCACTTCACAGAATGTAACCATACCGCAGTCATTAACGGTTAATGGTTCTATAGGCTTGCCTAATACGTTTGCATTTAAGAACCGTTTTTTTAATGGGAACATGCAGATTTGGCAGCGTGGGACTAGTGGTTTTGCAAGTAGCAATTTTGGTCCTGATCGTTGGATTGTTTACTCTGCGTCAGGTCTTTCTGCCTCTCAATCAACTGATGTCCCTAGCGGATTTCAATATTCATTATCTTTAAGTGGTACAGGTTACCCACAAGCAACGCAACGTGTTGAGTCAGTTAACTGTATTGATTTGCCGGGGCAGGCGGTAACTATTTCATTCTGGGCGAAACAAACATCTGGCTCTGGACCTGCTAGTTTAGGTTTGCAATTTTATTACGCAGGCTCTACTGACAATTGGTCTTCGCCGACTTTAATTGGTACTGCTCAAACATTTACGGGTACTACTGGATGGGTTCAATATTCAGCTACGTTTACCTCTTTACCTTCGCAAGTAGTAAATGGAATTCAAGCTGTTTTTTTCGCAAATACAGCAGGCGCAGCGACTTGGCTTATTACAGGTGCGCAATTAGAAAAAGGATTTGCAGCGACAACTTTTGATGTTTTGCCTTTTGGTACTCAAGTAATGCTTTGCCAAAGATATTTTTGTAAGAGCAGTAATTTGGATGTGGTTGCTACAAATGGAGCCACGTACACCAATGCTGGCATGTTTTTTTCTTCTGGTGGTTTTGCTTATGGAGCCAACAATGCTTATTTACCGTTTGTGCCATTTCCCGTAACTATGAGAATAACTCCACCCGGAGTAACTTTTATTAATACTAGCTTATCCGCAACACCAACCGCTGGACAATGGAGTATATATAACGGAAGCACATGGGCTAGTAGTTCAGCCATGAATTTACAGTCAATAACTTCAACTGGCTTTGGGGTGCAGATGACAGGAACTTGGTCTGCTGGTGTCGTATTAACCTACGGCGCTTGGGCTGCTAGTGCGGAGATAGTGTAAATGTTTAAACAAGGAGTTGCATAATGGCAGTAGGATTTGGTCCCGGAGTAAGTACCATTACGATGACCGGCTCAACGTCCGGCACGGCTACTATTACTACGCAAGCAGCGGCGGGTACTCCTACGCTTACATTACCGACAGGTAGTGGTTATCTTTCGCTTACAACAGACCCAAGCGGAGCTGCACCAGTGGTAAATTCTTCTGCAATCCAACCAATAACTGCATCTGTTGCTAGTAATGCTTTAACTATTACTTTAGGTGCAACAGTATTGTCTTTTAGAAGCGCAACGTTAACTAACGGCACACCAACTACTTTAACTATAGCTTCACCAATTAGTATCACTGTGCCAAACGGTGCTTCTTTGGGTACTGTTGGTACGATTCAATCTAGGATTATTGTTCTTTGTTTTAATAACGGAGGCACTCCTGTACTTGCGGTTGCAAACTTATATGGCGGTTTTAACTTTGATGAAACTGTGCCTACTACCGCTACGTTAATAAGTTCTGGCGCTACAGCTAACTCGATTGCTTATGGCTCGGTGAACGTAGGTTCTAATCAGCCATTCCGTGTTGTTGGTTATGTTGAATCTACGCAAGCAACTGCGGGTACTTGGGCTACTGCACCCTCTACCGTGCAAGGTATGGGCGGGCAGGCTTTAACTGCTATGAGTAGTATTGGCTACTCACAAAAATGGCAGGCTATAGGAAGATCAACAGGCGTGACTTACTACAATACTACTGGCAGACCGATAATGATTAGCTACACAGCTAACTGCTCAAACGGAACAAGTGTACTTATTAATGGAACCGATTACGCTGTAAACTTCCCTTCACAACCATATGTATCACAGGTTACTGTTATTGTTCCAGCCGGTGCGTCTTATTTATCATCATGCCCGTTTGGCGGCTTAGTAAACTATGCGGAGCTAAGATAATGCCACATTATAAAGATAATAATAATCAAATCCATTTTTTAGATAATCCAGAGTTTGGGCATCTATTGCCTGATGGTTGTGTTGAAATTAACGACGAAGAAGCCAACAGTATTCTTGTAGCTAACGCTTTAATTAAACCTTACGTATACCAACGTGCGGCAGAATACCCTTCATTTGCAGATCAGTTTGATTTGCTATATCACGGTGGGTATGATGCGTGGAAAGAAGTTATACAAATAGTAAAAGATAAGTACCCAAAAGAGTAGATAATGATTACAACAATTGCCCCTAGACACATGTTTTGTAACGTATTTTCAGAAAGCAAACTATGAAAACAACAGTCACAGCGTTTACACGCCCTGATGGAACAATAGAGCCTTCTCACGAGATTGAGGTTGTTTGCGCACAATGCCAAGACCCCGTTAGTGAAGAAGAACAATCGACCGGAACATGTACAAGTTGCGGTCAGCCTTGGCAAGTATCTCAAAGCGTAAATTTATCGCTTACTACTATGCCGGGTCTTGGGGGGTTCACCGTTAAGATAGGTTAATCATGCCTTTACAGAAACTAAAATATCGCCCCGGTATCAATAGGGAAAGCACTACTTTAGCCAATGAGGGTGGTTGGTTTCAGTGTGACAAAATTCGTTTTCGTTCTGGCTATCCTGAAAAAATAGGTGGCTGGACGGGTTTTGCTAACTTTAATACGTATAAAGGTGTTGCTCGTTCACTTTGGAATTGGGTAACACTGACTAGTTTTAACTTGCTAGGTATAGGCACAAACTTAAAGTTCTATATTGAAGATGGCGGTGCTTACAATGACATCACACCGATTCGCTACTCTTCCACTATTGCATCTAATGCCTTTAGAACTGCTCGCTCTACGTTAACTACAACCATAAATCCTACAGCAACATCTATAGTGGTAGGGAGTACCACGGACTTTGCCTTTCTGGAAGTTGGTACTATATTAATTGACTCAGAGAAAATACGTTTTGATGGTGTGGTTGGTAGCACATTAACTAACTGCATTAGAGGTTATGACGGTACAACTGCTGTTGCGCATACTGCTGGTGCTACAGTTTCTTGCTTTACGGTTTATGTTAACGACCCCGGCTGCGGGGTACAAACTGATGATTTTGTAACTATCTCTGCGGTAACAACGCCGCCTGCCACAGTTAATGGTATACCTTTTGCCAGTATTGAAGGTAATTTCCAGATGATACAAATTGCGCCGAGTACCTATGTATTTGATGCTTTATCTGTTGCTACTTCTGGTGGTGTGGCTACAAACGGAGCTTCATTTGCGTATGAAATTACAACCGGCAAAGACATTTATACAATAGGGACAGGCTGGGGCGCAGGTCCTTGGTCTCGTGGTGGCTGGGGTTCTGGTTTCACAACAGGTATTGGTCAACAGTTAAGAATTTGGTCACAGGCAAACTTTGGTCAAATTTTATTATTTGTTCCTCGTGGTGGCGCTCTTTATGCGTGGGACCCCGGAACAAGTTCGCAGCCTGCTTACACAACAAGAGGAATACAAGTTACTGGTGCTAATGTACCTATTACTATTAATACTATTTTAGTTTCAGATGCCACTAGAATTACAATTTGCTTTGGTTGCAATGATTATGGTTCGGTAACACTTGATCCATTATTAATTCGTTGGTCTGATGCTGAAAACTATTTGTCTTGGACACCAGCCATTACCAACCAAGCAGGTAGTTACCGTTTATCACATGGCTCGCAAATTATTAGTGCGCTGCAAACAAGACAAGAAATTGTTGTGTGGACTGACACTGCTGTTTATTCTATGCAATATTCAGGTCAGCCTTATATTTGGAGCTTTAATATCCTTGCAGATAACACATCTATTGCAGGGCAAAATGTTACAGTAACAGTTAATGGTGTCACTTACTGGATGGGTACAGACAAGTTTTATGTTTATTCAGGTCGAGTAGATACATTACCTTGCTCATTACGCCAGTATGTTTTTGATAATATTAATTTGGATCAGCAATTTCAATTCTTTGCTGGCACTAATGAAGCCTATAACGAAATTTGGTGGTATTACTGTTCAGAAAACTCAACAGTTGTTGATCGTTATGTTATATACAATCACCTTGATCGTGTTTGGTATTACGGTAATTTACAACGTTCTGCTTGGTTAGATAGCCCTTTACGTGCATCTCCTATGGCGGCTACCTATATCAATACAATGGTGTACCAAGAGTCTGGCAACGATGACAATTCAACTGCTACTACACAACCAATTTACTCGTACTGCTTATCGTCCGACTTTGATATTGGAGAAGGGCATAACTTAGGGTTTGTGTGGCGTATTGTGCCGGACGTAACATTTGATGGCTCTAGAACCCAAGTAGGTACTTTCCCGTCAGTAAACTTTACGGTATATCCAAGGGTAAACCCCGGTGCATATTATGGTAACGATCAAAATAACATTCCTCCGGGCGGCAATACAGATAGTCCGGAAGTAGCTACAAACCAAAGTTATAGCGGTATATTCAGCACATATGTTGTGCAGCAGTTTACGCAGCAAATTTATACACGAGTGCGTGGTCGTCAAATGGCGTTTATGATTAGCTCAGACGGGCTAGGAACTGCATGGCAATTAGGCACACCAAGGCTAGACGTAAGACCCGATGGTAGGAGATAATCCATGTCTACAGGTACCACAAAAGCGCCAGCTTTACCACTAGCTCCAGTTGAGTATGACAAGCAGTTCATGGATCAGGTTTTAAATATCCTGCGTCTGTATTTTCAGCAGATGGATAATGCAGGTCCAAGCGCTGCTGCAACGCAACAAACTTATAACGCAGCATTAGCTAGAAATATTATTGTTTCTGCAATGAACTTTAGCACAATCGATCAATCGGATATTACCAAACCGAGGGTTGTTAGCTTGCCAACACAGGCTGATTTAGCTAATCTTCGTGTTGGGGATGTATATAGAGACACAACCGCAGGTAATGTTTTAAAGATAAAGGTCTAATATGAGCCTCCACCAAATAGCCAACCACGTGCAGAGCGCCGGTCGAGGCGACGACAAGATTCTAGTCCACATGACCCCCGGCGAGGTTAAGGGTCTACAAGCTATTGCCATGTCACACGGCGGCTCACTAACTATTAATCCAGAAACCGGACTACCTGAAGCTGGCTTCCTAAAAACTATTCTACCTATGGTTGCTGGTTTTGCGCTCGGACCTGCCGGTTTTGGTATAGCGCAGTCTGCGCTTGGTGCGGGCGCTATGGTCGGTGGTGCTACGGCGTTAGCCACAGGTAGTTTGAGTAAAGGTCTGATGGCGGGTTTTGGTGCTTATGGTGGCTTTGGTATAGGTGAAGGGCTGGCTGCTGCTGGTGCTAATGCTATGGGGAACGCTGGTGCTAATGCTGCCGCAGGGTCTGTTGACGATATAGCTGCCTCCGCAGCTAAGTTTAAGTCAAATGCTACGGCAGGTAATTTAGAAAATTTTGTTGGCACAGGGAAAAACGCAGCAGCTAACGCAACAACAAATGCTGCTACATCTAGTGGTTTACAGGGGTATCAAGGGTACAACAATATTTTTTCTAACCCAACTTTACCGGTGCCAGCATCTAATCTCCCAACGTATACGGGTGCAGTAGCGCAGCCACCTATAAGTGGAATAGCATCTACTCCGTTGGATGTAACAATAGGTTCAAAAGTACCCCCTATGCCTACTGCCCCAGTTGTTGACGCATCAAAGTTTAACCCTAATGCTTACAACGCTCCAGTTAACCAGATAACAAGTTCAAGTGCCCCACCGTCTTATATGGATAAAGTTGGCGCTGGCTTTAGAGATGTAACTTCGTCTGGCGATAAGGCATGGCAATTTGTTAAGAGTAATCCAGCGCCATTTATTACTGCGGGTATAGGTTTGGCTAGCGATTTGATGGGTAGTAAATCAGGGACAGGAGCACCGGCTTCAGGTCCTTCTTACCTACGTCCGTATGAGTTTTCTACAGAGCAAGACCCTAATGCTTACTTAGCTAGTGACTCTACTGCCGAGCGTAGATACTTTAAAGAGCCACGTTACACAGCACTACCTATTCAGCGGGTTGCTTCCGGTGGTTTATTAGGTATGGCTGAAGGTGGTAGAACCACTGCTAATACATTAGCTTTACCTGATCGTCCTCCGATGGAGCAAGTGGCTATAGAACAATCAATTGGACAGAACATGTCTTTCCCAATGGCTAACCAACGTCAACCAGCATACTCGTCTTCAATTAACCGACCACAGATGCACGAGGTAATTGACCCGTCCGGCGGTCCTGAGGTTGACCCATACACAGGCGCTCCTACATTTGCTGGGGGTGGTTCCGCATTAGCTGTGGCTAATAAAGCCGAGCCGACTACAGGTAAAAAAGTATTTACTGCTCCGTTAGCGGGGTTAGGATATACCGGTACAGGTAATGGTGGTGGTGGTTTTAGTATGGGTTTAATGCCACCAACCACAACAACCGAAGTATCCGGCGGTATGATGCCACCCGCAGGTCAACAAGCACAACCCCAGATGCAAGCAGCTAACCCTATGATGCCTAACATCAACGTTCCAGAGTATCAAACACCAGAGCAGCAGTTAGGGCTTGAAGGTTTCTACGGCATGATGGATGCGCAGTTAGCTAAAAAGGGCGCAGAGTTGCAAGGTATGGCTCGTGGTGGTATAGCTGGTAACTCGCACTTAGGTGGTTATTCTGATGGCGGTCGTTTATTGAGAGGACCCGGCGATGGCGTATCTGATTCTATCCCTGCTGTTATTGGTCGTCGCCAGCCTGCTCGCTTGGCTGACGGAGAGTTTGTGGTACCCGCTAGAATCGTATCGGAAATCGGTAACGGAAGCACGGAGGCTGGAGCAAGAAAACTCTATGCAATGATGGATCGTGTACAGAAAGCACGTAAGAAATCCGTAGGAAAAGGTAAAGTTGCAGTTAACTCTAAATCTGAAAGGTTCCTCCCTGCATGAATACACCCGAATTTAATCGCTTAGATAAACACGTACCGTTATTTAATGAGTTCTTACTTGGTAATCCAGAAGCTATTCAGTTTGTTGTACGTGTGTTTAGAGCGTTACATGTTTGGGATGATTTGATTGATAGGGATAAACCACTTACAGATGACGAAATCAATTCTGTATTTTGGGATTTATTGGTAGTACTGCCGACCGACCCGTTTTACACACGCAACATTGCGTTGTTAAGTAGTACGTTAGTAAATGCAATTATTAATTGGCATGTCGCAAATAAGTTAGAGCGCGAAGGGGACGACAAAGATAAGTCCATAGCGTTTATATTGCGTGGTGCTTATATTGATCTTTTATCTGCCTCTGCGTTTATTGTAGGTGGTATGCAGTGGGCGCAAAAAATCGGTCCTGCTATTCGTCGTTGGGCGCATGAAGAAACCTTTGACGAGTACATGGTAAATCTGGCTAAGGAATGTGAGGCACGTGATGCTGATAAGAAATAAATTTAATGGCTACTTAAATGACGGTAGGCGTTTATATAACTGCGACGACGGTGGCTCTTCTGCCCCTGCACCGACTAGCCAGAACGTAACTCAGACTTCTATTCCGGAGTATGCGAAGCCGTATGTAGAACGGATGCTGGGTAAAGCAGAAGCGTTTACTTCTTCACCTTACCAATCTTATGGTGGTGAACGTACTGCTGGGTTTACACCTATGCAAGAGCAAGCATTCCAAAAAGCGGCTAACTTAGAACCATCACAGCAGTTAGGCTACGGCACGCAGTTAGCAGGGATGGGTGGTTTGGGTGCTATGAACGCCGGTCAGAACTACCAAAACATGGCGACAAACCCATTCGCTACACAAGCGTACATGTCACCGTATATACAAAATGCGCTAAACCCACAGCTACAAGAAGCGCAGCGTCAGTCTGACATCATGGGTCAAAGAAATGCTTCTCAGGCTAGTATGGCTGGTGCGTTTGGTGGCTCACGTTTTGGTATTCAGGAAGCCGAGCGTCAACGTAATTTAGGTCAGAACTTGGCTAATATTTATGGCACGGGTATGCAAAACGCATTTCAAAATGCACAGCAAGCTCAACAATTTGGTTCTACTCTTGGTTTGCAAGGCAATCAAGCAGCTATACAAGCTGCACAAACTATGGGTCAGTTGGGTCAAACTCAGTTTGGTCAGCAAAAAGATATTATCAATGCGCAAGCAAACGCTGGTGCGCAACAACAAGGTCTACAACAACAAATTTTACAACAACGCTACCAAGACTTCTTGGGGCAAAGAGCGTACCCACAACAGCAGTTGGCGTTTATGTCTGACATCCTACGTGGTGTACCACTAGGTCAATCTACAACTGCTCAATACCAAGCACCGCCTTCAACTGCACAAACAGCATTGGCTCTTGGACTAGGTGCAGCGGGTATGAAGCAAGCGGGTCTGTTTGCTGAAGGTGGAGAAGTTGAGGATCAAAGCTACGGTCTGGGCGGTATCGCCCTTCATCAATTAAGTTAAGGTGCAACTATGTCTATAGATACAGCAGCCATTCTTGCGGAAAAATATAAATCTAACCCTAACCAGCTACGTGCTGCGGTGTTAGGTCAAAGCACGGACATTAATCCTTACGCTGCTCTTCGTGCGTTGCAGTTACAAAAGGTTGCCGAGCGTTACGAGATGATGCAAGCCGCACTTGCTGGACAACAGGTACAGAATCAACCATCAATGGTTGAACAAGCACTTGCGCCGACTCAACCTCCACAGATGCCACAACAGGGTATGCCGCAACAAGGTATGCCCCAAATACCCCAAATGCCCCAAATGCCACAACAAGGCGGCGGCTTACCTCAAATGCAACAGCCGCAAGAAGCTAGCCAAGGTTTAGCGGGTATGCCCTCACCTGAAGGTGAGTACGCCGGTGGTGGTATCGTAGCTTTTGCTGGTGATGATAAAAGTTTAGTTGAAAGCGACGACCCTTACGGTGAAGATTTAACTGCGGCTTTTGCAAGTAATCAAATTACTGTGGATGATTTAATGCCTAGCCCCGGAGACCCAAGAACTCATGCAGAGCTTACTCGTATGATTGGACCATCAATCCGAAATATTAGAAGCCAAGAATACACACCATACACAGCAGCCGACCGAAAAGCCGCAATGATTGCCGCACGTCGAGATTTACAAGAGGGCGCGGGGGAAGACCCATCTACCGGCTATGCACAACAACTAGATCAATACGACACTGAGCGCAAACAAAATCTAGGTAAAGCAAGTGGTTATGGGTTGCTGGCTGCGGCTGGAGATATATTAGAACCCGGTGGTTTAGTACGTGGTGTTGGTAAAGCAGCTAAAACTTATGGGGGTGCAATGCAGCAAGCCCAAGCTGCGGATAAAGCTGAGCAACGTGCGCTGATGAGCATGAAATATAATCTTGCCTCCGCACAACGCAGCGAACGTTTGGGTTTAACTCGTGACGCTATGTCGTTAGCACAGCAAGCTCAGAAGAATCACTATGATGCGCAGATGTTTAAACAGAAACGTTTGATTGCAGAAGGTAGGTTGGTAACTGATGCACTTAAAGCGACTCGACCTACGGGTGGTGCTGGCGGTGCGGGTAAACCACCTAAAGGTATGGATGCGTTTGTAGCAGCGGAAGAAGCATACGCACTCAACCCAACACCCGGAAACTTTGCAAAGGTTGAAGCCTTTAGAAAAGCCTATGGGTATAGATTCGTTCCGGGTCCAGAGAATGTTCGCTTGAAAGAAGAAGCTATCGAAACAACTCAAGGCAACAAAATTGCTGAAGGTTTGGCTGATTGGGAATATACCAGAGAAGCCAGTATGTACAAGAAGGGTACTAAAGAATACAAACAAGCACGGGCAGATAAAGAGGCAGAATTACGAGCCATCTATTCGGGTGGAAACAAAAAATCATCGGAAACAGAAAAGAGTGGTAAAGTAGCCACTCAAGCTGATATTGCAACAACTGCCGCAAAAAGCGGTAAAACCATTGCAGAAGTAGAAGCCGCCCTTAAGAAGCAAGGGTACACTATTAAATAAGGAGTAAGTTATGGCTGGGCGTGATCTAAGTGCAGAACTATTTGGAACCCCAGCCCCCTCCAAAAGCGGGGGTAAAGATTTAAGTGGAGAATTAAGCGACGGCAAAGATTTAAGCGCCGAGTTATTTGGCGATAAGTACAAAGGTCCAACTACCTTTGCCCCACCCGTAGCCGAAGCGCCAAAGAACGTAGGTACAGCCGCCGACTCTTACGGCTTTATGGGTGAGAACATAGAACCCGAAGCTGCTTTTGCTAAACCTCGTTCTGTAATGAATGAGGTAAAAGAAACCGGCGCAACACCAAAAACTACCCCGGTCAAACCAGAAATTCGTCGGGCATTTGAAGCCCGATACGACGCAGCAACCCCCGACCAACGTAAAGTATTAGAAGCTCAACCAAATTGGATGGGGGATATTGCTCGTTCACGTGCAGACCAAATGGAGCAGTTTGATGAGGCTAGGAAACGTGCCCCCGGAAAAACTTTAGAGCGTGTAGACCCACGAGTTGAAGCACGTACCCAAGCGCTTATAGATAAAGGCGAGAAGCCTGAGTTTGCTCGGAGTGCGGCTGAAGATGCGGCAAGTGCAGGTGTTACTCCGGGGCGTGAAGTAGATTACGCACGTTACAAAGGGTTAGCCGAACCACGCCCAATAGATGAAGAGTTTGCCGCAGAGTTTGAAAAAGCATCAACGGCAAAACGTGCAATTGAAAGAGGTCGGTCAGCAATACGCCAAGATATATATGGTCTTGTTCAATTTGGCGCTGATATGATTGGGGCGGATGAATTTTCTCGTCAACGTGGTTTAGACATTGCAAGAGAAGAAAAACTACAAAATTCTATTGGTGCAAATCCAGATTATTGGAAACGTGACTTTGAAGATGCCGGTGCATCTATAGCGCAACAGGCTCCTATTTATGTTGTCTCCGCTGTGTCCGGTGGCGCTCCAATAGGGCTATCAGCAATGTGGGTGCAGCAGTTTGGTGGTGCCTATGCCGAGAGTAAAAAAATGGGGTTGGACCAACCAGAAGCTTCTGAACGTGCTGCATGGATGGCAACCGCTGAAGTCTTAGGGGAGCTACCAAGTTTTGGTGCAGAATTAAAAGTCATGCGTGCGGCACTAAAGACAGCTCCGTTAGAGACATTAAAAAACTGGGTTAAGAAAACTACATTAAACGAAGCGGTTGGCGAAGAACTTACTTATGGTCTACAAACTTTTGGTGATGTAAAAGGAGTTACTCCTTTTGGTACTAAAGAAGCGCCTACCCCAAAGCAATTTGTAGAAGGTATGGTGCAGACGTTTAAACAAACCATGATTCAAAGCGCGATGCTGGGTGGTGCTACTGCGACTGTCGGTAAAGCTGCGCAGCTTCTTACTGGGCGTAAACCAGAACAAGAACTTCCTAATATTCCGTCGGCTGAGCAGTTGATGCGTGACAAAGGTTTCTTACGAGGTAAGCCTACTAAGAAAGGTGACTCACCTCTTGAAACTGAAGCTGAAGATAAAGCAATTCGTACTGTCGGCGCACCAGACAAACGTATTGAACCTACACTTACTAAAGTATCATCAGAACAAAAAGCTGAGCTACGACAAAAACGAGTTGAAGATATTGCTACTAGATTAGTAGAGACAAATGGATTACCTGCGGAAGATGCGCTTAAAATTGCTGAAGGTCGAGTTCAAGCCGAAGATAAAGCGGAGTTAGAACGCCAAGACAAACTTCAACGTGAAGTTGATAAGCGTGAAACTTTAATTAAACCTGCGGATAATCGAGTAGATGAATTAACACAAGACTTGATCGGTGCGGGTTTGCCCCCAGCTCAAGCAGCACAGAAGGCTTTGGAAATAGCACAAAAGGAAGCAGAAGACGATGCAATCGCGGAGGCCGAAGCCAAAGGAGAACAATATGTTGGAAAGTCTGTCACTACAGCAGGTCAGCCTAGCGTTGGAGTGTCTAGTACAACAACGTCTGGATCACTTACCGGAGGAGTTGCAGCGCCTGTCGCCACTGGATTGGGTACTGCTGGAACAACTACTGGAGAATCTTCAGCACGAAAAGCGATACAGCTTGATACATTAAGAGATAATTTACGTATAGCAGAAGATCGCCTTGAAGAAGTACAACGAGGTGGTAATGATTGGGATATTGTTACCCATCAAAATGATGTGCGTGTTGCACAAGAAGCCTTAGCTAAAGGAGAAGCTGATGTCGCTCAAGCCCTTGAAACCGAGCAAACAGAAACGCAAGGACAAAAAGCACCCGCCGTCGGAGCACCCAAAAAGAGAGGGAGACCAGCGCTCCCACTCGACTTAAAAACAGCATCAGAGCAAAAACGTACGCAACAACGTACGGCTTATAAAGCAACAGAGAAGAAGCTTAATGACGCTCAGCAATTACTCGCTGATGCTAATGCCCCTATTGATGAAGGTGCAATCCAGTCTGAAGAACAATTACGTGAAATGCTCGACGATAAACGTCGCAAGCGTAATTCAGCTATTCGCACGTTGTACGACATCTCAAAAACCAACAAAGGCAAGCCCGGTCAACGAGCAGCCGAAGCACTTAAAGACCCTAATATTAACCCAAGGGAACTGGCAGATGCAGCGCAAGGACATGAGCTACGCAAAAAGACTGGAGCTATTAATTTATCTTCAATGTCTAAAACCGTTGAAGCTGCTGCTGCCGAAACAATTGCTGATGAGAAGTTAGGTAAAGTAACTAACGGTGCGCAAGCAATAACCCAGATCATTAAGACGGGTAATGAGTTTCAGAAGATTTTGGCTCGGCGCATTCGCAGTACAGTTAGCGGTGTAAAGATTGTAGTAGTCGAAGCTAACCAACCTACTCCCGATATATTCTTAAAGAACCCACGTTATCAACGTGAGTGGGATCGTGCACGTGCTGTGTTTGTTGAAGGTGACTTTGATAGGAAAAAAGTAATCTATGTTCGTGGCGCATCTTTTGGTATAGATCAAGGTATTAACAACATTACAATGCTGCATGAGTTATTACATGCTGCAACAAACAGAAAGATCATGCTCGCTAAACAAGCCTTAGATAACGGGCAGTATGGTGACAAACTATTACTAAATGCGTTCGGTGATCTTGTAGAAGTAATGAACAACGCAGGTGAACGGTTTAATGAGTTAGCTGATCAAGGCAAACTACCCAAACACATATCTAACTTAGCGCGGTTCGGTGAAATATTTGACGACCCACGTGAGTTCTTAGCTTACGGTATGACAGACCCTGCATTGCAGGACTTCCTGAAAACTGCGTATGGGCAACCAAGTCCAGTCGGTTACTTCAATCGCTTTGTTGATTCAATCCGTAACTTCTTTGGTATGGATGTAAACGATGCTAATGCGTTAGCCGACTTGATTAATGTAGCCGACTCTATTTTATCTGCACGTGAGATTGGTAGGTTAGAGCCTTTAGCCCAGCGTATATCAGCTTCACTTAAAGATTTATTTGGTAAACGTAACACTGATGACTTTGGTCCCGCAGAAACAATGGCTGCACGTCCCGGTGCAAACGCAATGCGCATGGGTCAAATGCTTGGTGCTAAGTTGTATGGCAATCCATCAGATATTGCTAGGGTTTCTGTAAAAGAACTTTTCCAAAATTCTTTTGACGCTATTAAAGGTTCTATAGAAAAAGGTGAATTAACAGAAGGCAAAATTAATATTAATATTAACGACAAAGACCGCACCATAACTATTACGGATAATGGTCGTGGTATGCCCGCAGAAGTAATGGGCAATCAGTTTTTGCAGATTGCAGGTACAGTAAAAGAAACCGAACGTGCGTCTGGTGGTTTAGGTGTTGCTAAGATGCTGTTCTTATTTGAGAACAAAACACTTGAAGCTATATCATTACGTGATGGGCAACTTGCTCGGCTGTCAACTACAGGCGATGAACTTAAAGCTGCAATGGCAGCTAATCCCAGCACGTTATTTGAACAACTTAAAGATTTTTTAGCACCTGAAGATGCTGAAACAATTAAACCGTTAATCGAAGCATCTATACAACGCCTTAGGGATAGCGGTGAACACATACCTGAAATTAAAGTTCAAACTACAACTGATCCAGCGGTTATTAAAAAGTATAAAGAAACTTTATTTCCTGATGGGCATGGTACATCTATTAAGATTGAAATACCTACTACATATATAGATCAATCAACGGGTCAGGTCAACGATATTAGTTTTAGACCTGGTAGTCTAGCTAATAGTAACGTATTGGAATTCAGCCCTTTATTTGACAACATAAAAGTAACTGTAGATCGTAATGATGGATTTCCAACTACAGTAAAAATTGGCGCTAACTTCCCAATAGACCAATACAATCCGTTTTCAAACGATAATTTTGCATGGGGTTCTCCACGTATTTATATATCTAAAGATATTGATAATTATGCGGGTTCGGAAAATGCCCATGTATTATCAAACGGATTGTGGCAATTTGATACATCAATAAAAGACCGTCCGGGGTACGAAGGAAGACCAATTAAGCGTCAGTTTTATATTGATGTAAACCCTAAAAAAGAAGTAAAACCAGAAGACCCGGGCTACCCATTTGAACTTAACCGTCAAGGGTTTTCACCCATAGTTAAGGGTGACTTCGCAAAAATATTTAACTATATTACTGCTATATATAGCCAAATAGATTTAGCTAAATCGGTAACTAATTTTGGTAGGACACAATACGTTAACGCAAATGGAACCTTAACTAAACCAGAATTACTAGAACCAAAGGTCCCTTTTTCAGGTAATGCGTTTACTGCGATTAAGCCCGGCGATAAAGTAGAAGTTAAAGATGGAGTGTTATATGTAAACAATCGTCAAATACCTGAACTAACCGCAGATGATTTAAAAAATACCACCGTTCGTTTAGATGAATTACTCATCCCACAAAATGAGATTGATCCTAATAGGATCATGATTCATGACAATACAATTGTTAAAGTTGACCCTAATAAAAAAGATATGCCTATTGAAGAGGTACACTATCAATTGCCTGAAGGGTGGAGGGCTGAACACGAACCCAAACTTTCTAATCGTCTCCCATATTGGGTGTTTGGCCCAAATGGGGAAATTATGGGTGGGGAAAATGTAATTGATCTTGTTAACAAAGTAAATAAAGACTACAACTTAGAAATACAAATCCCATCTAAGTATGCGGCACGTTCTTTGTCTGAAGTAGCACGTGAAAAGTTTGGCGAACGGTTTGATAAATATTTAGTTGAGATTGGTGAAACATTTAAAGCACTGAGGGCAGCGTTAGTTGCGGAAGATAATTCTTACACAGACGTTTATGATAGAGGCCTTAATCAAGATAAGAATATATTAGATGAAGCAATAGGTATTAGTATTGATAAAGAATACTTAGGGGTAAGTACTCTCCTGCCGTTTAGAGGTATGTTTATCAACCCAGCATATACAAGACGAGTTGATAGCCCTAAGCAAATTGCTGTATTGATGATTGGTACTATGATCCATGAGTTCGCACATTTTAAACATAGGGATCATGGGTCAACAACTTTTATACCAGAAATGCAAACAATCAATGGTATCTTAGATGCAAGTGATAAATTTAGTTTGCACGCCGCTAAAGAAAGACTAGGCAAACATATTGCAGCAAATAAAGATATATTTGATTTTTTATATAAGGAGTTTGAAAATGGAAATCTCGAAGCTAGTGGAAACCGCTTCAAAGACGCTGGCTACGAACAAATCGGAGATGATGGGCCTATTGGAACAGTGGAAGGCGCTCGCGCTTCAGGAGAAGAGTTCGAACCTGGAATATCCAGAAGCTTTAGACCAAGCACTCAAGGTACTGGACAAGTCGGCGTCGGTGCCGGAAATGCTAGCCAAACTAAAGAGGATGGAGAAGAAGCAGTAAGAACTCAGAAAGAGATTGATAAAGAAACAAAGATTAACCGTGAGAAGATTCGTTTAAGTAGACAAGCTGAAGAGCTTGCTCGGGATGTAGGTTTATTACAAGGACTACGTGATCCTCGTAAGATCGTACCTGCTATGCAGCAGATATGGAAAAACGCTACTTACCAACAACGTAAAATGCTTTTAGCATTCCCGCTTACTACAGAGTTTATAACTACATGGGCTAGTGAGCAAATTCCTGAGTTTAAGAATACCAATATTCTTATACAAAAAATGGCGGGTTTAACGCAGCAGTTATTACACTCGGCGGCTATCCTTGCGCAGACAGTTCATAAAGCATACAAAGAAGATTCCACCCTACAACATAAGTTGGAAGAAGTTGCGTACACAGCTACTCTTGATGAAATTGACCCATCCGACCCTAATGCAAAAGAACGTAGTACAGAATTGGATAAAATGTATGCGGACCTAGGGTTTAAAGGTCAACAGATATATAAAATAATTAAAGAACACTACAAAAACTTATCTGATTATTTCTCACACTTACTGGATGAACAGATCATTAACTCTAACGTAACCCCAGAAGCCAGAGAACGTTTGATGGCTATGGTTAGAAGCATCTATGAAGCCGGTAGTAAGATCAACCCTTACTTCCCGTTGGTGCGCCGTGGAGATTATTGGTTAGCTATCGGTTCGGGTAAACACCGTCAGTTTTATACGTTTGAAACTATGGATGAGCGTGATGCCGCAGCAGAGGGTTTTGCGAAAGAACGTCGTACACCACTACAACAACTTAAAGAAGATAAGGTATTTGTACTTGGCAACGATATAGGTTCATTGCGCCGTGCATCGTACGATTCAAGTGGTTTGTTAAAAAGCATGTTTGATGTCATAGATTCACAAGACTTCACGTCACCTGAAGCTAGAGAAGAGTTAAAAGACTCTGTATATCAGTTGTACCTAATTACAATGCCGGAGCAGAGTTTCCGTAAACAGTTTATTAACCGTAAAAATATTACCGGTTTTTCAACGGACTTGTTGCGCAACATATCTTCTACTGGTGTCAAGATGTCTACACAGCTTGCTAGGCTGAAGTATTCACCGTTGTTGCGTAACTCTATATCTGCGGCTAGAGATTCTATATCAGGTAGAGAAGAGCTAGAACCGTTTGTAGATGAAATGCAAGCACGTATTGACCAAATGATGAACCCTGCGGCTAGTGGTAAATTAAACGCAATCGGCACATTCTTAAACCGTGCTTCGTTTATTTACTACTTATCTGGTTGGGCATCGGCTTTGATTCAACCCGTTGGTGTATTTCAAACTGGGACAACTATATTAGGTGCTAGATATGGATACACGCAAACAGCAATAGAGCTAACAAGGATGTTAAAAATTTGGGATCAGTACGGTATAGCCCGTAAAAATCCTGACGGCTCAGTATCTTATGTACCACCTAGTATTGCAAATGCGTCGGGCTTTACAGCAGATGAAAAACGTGCAGTACGAGAAATGTTAGGTCGTGACGTATCCCAGTCTACTTATGCAAGTGCGTTGTTTGGTTATAGCAGTGTACCGACTATGGAGTTTGACTCAACATGGGGTAAGACTAAGCGTGGCGCAGCAATGCTTACCGGCGGTTTGATGCACACCACCGAACGTTTATCTAGAGAGATGATGTTCATGGCTTCATACAGACTTAACCGGAAAGCAGGTAAGCCATACCAACAAGCCGTTGATGCAGCAGTTATAGATACTAACGAAGCGTTAGGTAACTACGGTCAGTACAACCGCCCTATCTTTATGCAAAAGGGTATCGGCAAAGTATTACTACAGTTCACCATGTACCCATTACATGTGACATTGTTCTTGCTACGTAACTTCAAACGTTCATTACCATTGCTAAACAAAGAAGGTAAGTGGGAAGCTACTAAGATTTTCTACGGTACGCTCGGCACAACATTCCTATTAGCCGGTGCATCGGGTCTACCAATGTTTAGTACAGTCATGGGCTTCTTAGGTTCATTCTGGAAAGATGAAGATAAGCCAGAAGACTTAAAGGAAATGGATTATGAGACATGGTGGCGCACTGTTTGGATTCCTGAGAACTTAGGTAATCTTGAAATTGGTGGCGTGCAGTTGGGTGATCTTGTGGCTAAAGTTGTTGATCGTGGCGCTGTTAATGCGCTAACCGGTCTTGATATTGCAAGTCGCACTAGCTTAAATGACTTATGGCTGCGCGACCTAAAAGAAACTAAGACTGTTAGAGAAAGTGCAATAGCCTTAGCAGTTGAGAAAGCCGGTCCTTCAGCAAATATGGTGCTTTCGTGGGCAGATGGACTTGAAGCGTTTATGAATGGTCAGTACCAAAAAGGTGTTGAGAAAATATCCCCTGCGCTTATACGTAACGGTTTAATTGCAAACCGACTACGCACAGAAGGTGCAATGGATAGTAAAGGTGCAGAGATCATTGCTAAGGGCGGCTTTACTACTGGAGAGTTAATAGGTAGAGCTGTTGGCTTTAACTCAGACATACTTTCAAACCATCAGAGGCTAGCATTTAAGATGCAAGCTATGAATCAACGTCTTAATAACGAACGTTCTAAACTTCTTAATAACGCAGGGCGTGAGTACATTGAGTTAGATAATTTTGGCACAGACTCAGCACGTGATAAATACATCAAGCGTTTAGATGAAGTAGAGAAATTTAACAGGAAGCATCCTGAGTATGCAATTAAACCTAAAAATATAAAAGACTCTATTGAGAAGCGTTTGAAAGAACGTGGTGTTGCTGAAAATTGGGGTGGAATACGTATTGACCCAAAGAAAGCTACGCCGCAACAAAAAGAAGCCATAATAAATGCAACTAAAGAAATTGAAGAACGTAAAAGAGAACGGGAATAAAAAAAGCCCCCATGGAGGCGGGGGCTAAGGGGAAAGGGAGTGTCCCCCGAGAAAAATCCAGTATACATTAAGTGCGCCAAACACGAAGACCTTTCACGCCATCTTCAATCACTATTTTCGTAACAATTGAAATATCTAATCTCTTTGTAACACGGCGCAGTTCTTCTCTTGCTTCTTTAACATTAATGCAGGGTATAAAAAAAGAATACCCTCGGCGAAACTTAGCCCAATTAATTTGATAGTGAACTGTCTCTATTTTCATTTGGCAACATTGCGTCCATCTGAATGAACTCTGAAGTCGAAGCATCAAACTTCAACACACGTACGGCAGGTGAAACCACTTTCATGCCTTTCGCCATACGCTTATTCATTGCTTCAACAAACACATTCGTTGTTTCCAATTCTTTAAGTACGCTCTTGTAATTAATCTGTTGTTCAACACAGAAGTCTTTAAACTGCTTAGCTGCAATATACAGATGCTTAGTATCTGGCTCGTAACGTACTAGCAACTCGGCACGTGGCTCAAGCAACGGCATAGCTTCTAAATTACTACGTGCGTCAATCTCACCGTTAACTACAAGTGCGTTGTTCATGTGACTATTAATAAACTCACCAAGAATTAGAGTTGGGTTTGATTGTGGTGGTTTAATATCTTCACGCATCTCAGCAAGCATACCGACCAACCAATCATATACAGCAGCCATGTCGTAGTCGTGTAAACCTATGCTCTTAGCAATCAAACCACCGGCGATGTTACATGCAGCTACAGCCGACCAGAAACGTTCACGGCTAGTGAACTGTACCTTCTTATCAATACGAGCTTGGACTTTAGCAATTAAATCTTTTGCGCTTTCTAAATTGTTTACAAGCCACTGTGCGTATATATCACCGGCATGTCCAAAGTTCTCACGTAGTTGATGGTCAAACATTTGCTTACCTAAGGCTACGTCTATCACATCATTAGGAGCAATAGAATATTCCAATAAGCGCATTGATTCGCCATCAGGAGAGTTCTTAGCAGCGCCAAGTTTTTCATAGAAGCTAGCATTTGCAGATGCTAGGGTGATGCCCTGCCATGAAGTATTGTTGACACGCATTTCATTTGACTGCGACTTCACACGGTTCTTACCTCTACCCTGAGAGATGCTGTACGACAGGTCAGAGAATTCCATCGGCGTGGTGTTCGTTATCTCATCAATCGTATTAGGTAGGTTGTTCATTACACCTAGTCGGTGCATCTTTGCGTTGAATGTATCTTTCCAAATTGAAGCCAGCTTCTGCGGCTCTCCGTATACGCTGTTACACATATAGAGTGCGGTTGACTTACCTGAACCTGAGCGTGGGTAGATCACATTAATAATTGCGCCACTTAAGCCAGTAAACTTTAACAGTGGGGAACCAAACGCTGTCAGTGCAGCAAACGCATGGGGTTCCATCCCCGGCAGTGCATACATATTAAATACTTCTTTCCACTTATCGAAGTCACCCTTAGGGTATATCAATGCGGAATCTTCTTTCGTTGCTGTAGAAGGTGGGCTATAGAATATGCCATCCTTAGTTATCTCTCTGTCACCGAGGATAAACTTACTATCCCCGTCAACCCATCCAAATTGTGTTCTCATAATCTCGGCCTTATTTGCATACTGTAGATTTTTTACAAACGTCATCGTGTACCACAACAACGCATCCACTTGTTTACCCGACGGCGCAACCCCTTGCGGAGCTAACGCATCCCTTAGTTTTTCTTTAACAACTGCTTGCGCTAACGGAATAGAAAACTCACGTACTCCGTCACGTGGTAGGTGCAACCTAAACAGCAACGTCTCCCCTGCATTAGGGTCGGTCATACGTTTAACTATGTACAAGTCATGCTCGTACACAAGTAATGGGTCGTCTTCATCTTCCATAGGCTTACGATACACACCACCGTTTTTACCCCTAAAGAATGGCGGGGGGTAAGCAGGTATCTGATATGTTTGGTCTTGCCCATCTTCTTCAACCACAACTTCGTTATCACCGTCGTCGGCTTCCAATACTTCAATACCTATAACGATAGGAGAAGTTATCTTGCCTTTGCG